TAGCTGAGCTGAAAGTTTAGCAACTTGAGGATCTTGATTTCCGAAGAAACGAGAACCATCGCTGTAACCCATATGACCGAAGATTTCTTTGCCAACTTCTTGCAGGTCAAGTCCAGGAACAGGAGAATTAACGATCTGGCTGAATGCTGATATGCCTGTAATAAACTTATTAAGTTTCTGCATTGGGTCTGTCGCGCCCATACCAACATTAACGTTTAAGTTAAGTTCTTGCTCGAGAATGTTATCTGTTATCTCATTAACGCCAAAACGCTGTAAAATTTGTGCCTTTTTAGCAGCAATAGCGATAATAGTTGAGTCGTTCTCGTATTTCTGTTCCAACAGCATTATCTGACGTAAAACTGGCACTACGAACGTTTCTGAGAATGTTTTTAATAGATACTCAGTCATCGTGCCAGAGGCAGAGTTAAGAAGTGCCATATTTCTAGCTGGCGCATTTAACTGCCTATCTGCCATTAATTGTCCAGGACTAAATGCACCAAGCAACTCGTCAAGGTCACGGTCAACACGGTTTTGCTCTTCGTATGAAGATTGAGTTACGTCTGGCCATGTAATTTCGCGAACATCGTTTACAGGATCTTCAAGCATAACGATCCCACCAGGAACATTACGCACTAAACCACTCAAATCCGCGTCACGACCACGCTTAACGAACCATTTTTTATTCAATACCAACTTAACGTTATCTAGACGTTGGTTAGCAATCTCATTCGCTTCGTCCTGCAGACCTTTACCTAGCTGAGCAACGCTGGTTGGGAACACTTTATGAGTTTCAAGAATGCAACTTCCCATGACATAAGGACGTTGTCCGTGGAAAACGACTTCTTTTAATGGCAAAGGCTCGCAAAGCAAAGCCAATGTGCCCATCGTGTAGAATTCATAATCAGTTCCGTTTTTACGGTGAATATGACGCTGCACCCACACTAATTCATAATCATCAACATCAGTATTGCCACCGTTCATTGGGTCGTCACGACCTTTTTGACGGGCTGAACGAGTGCTGTCGTTGTCGCCTGTCGCTTGGCGGATCGTGCTATCTGCTAAATGGAACCATTCTCCACTTTCCATCTTAGCTTTTACGTCCATGACGTACATTGGAATTAGGTGGATGATGTATGGCGACGTGTTAATCGGGTCGACCCAGTTTGCGTCTGGCGAGATCCTGATGTTTTCCACTGGAATAAGCTCGACCACTGGTTTATCAACGAGGGGTTTCCGCTGTAGTATTTTTTGCGGACTTTCTTTAAGACCAGCATTTTTCTCCTCTCCACCTTGACCTATCGTGAATGCTCCTTCTGGAAGAGAATTCTGTTGCGGATATTCATCGTCATCGTGTTTTGGCAGTTCTTGCTCTTTTTGCTCGTCCTCTTCTTCAAGAGGCATTGAGCCTTGTTTTAAGTCTGGTTTATAGTTCCAATAAATATGAGCAACTGCAACCCCAACTGTTTGAGCGTCTTGTAAGCCCCCCATAATAGTTTGGAACCATGGGATCGTTTTAGTTAAACGATACTGCATTAATTCTTTAAGCACGGAAGCTGATGCGCTTTCCTCTTTAGAATTAGCATCAATAGGAGAGATATCAACGACGTCCATATTACTGAAGAATGCTGCTGCAGCTGCAGCTTCATTTTTACGAATTACTTGACGCGTTTTAGGACGGTACATCTTAGAACGCTTTTCGAATGAAGCAGAGTTATATTTACTATCCCCTGCGTGCTCATTATTAAATGCTCTGATTGAGTCGTCCCAAGATTTACGATAGTTGCTGTCAACATAGTTTGTTGAGTTTAAATAAGCACTACGCGCTAGTCTTAGCCAATTTGCTGATAAATTTGGGTCGCTAGAGTCCGACTCACCGCTGTTCGCGCTGAATGGCTGTAACTTTGGATCTCTTACCTGCATTCCCATGGTTTACGTCCTGTTCTTTTAGTAGCTATCTGACCACTTAACTTCTTTACCTTTTATTGGATCGTAACCGCCAACAGCTTCTGAATGCATCATATCAGCACCAGCTTCTCCGCTAGCAGAGCCGTGCTCGCCTGATAGTCCACTCGCGCTCCAATAATTCCCGCTAGTGTCTTTTAAAGGCTTAACAGGAGAATGATGGCTACTATGCTTTGCCATTTTATTTGTTGAGCCCATATTTGGACCAATTTTAGAACCATCGCTGTTATCTGTTCTTGATGCGCGATGCGCTACGCTAAAGTCTGGACCAACACTTGAAGTATCGCTTACATATTTACTTCTGTCTTTGCCAAGCGTGTCTGCAGCTTTTGCTTTTGCAAGATCTAACTTTTCTTGCATTCCTGTTTCATTTTTACGAGAGATTTCTGTAGCCATTTTATTTCTCCTTAATAGCTATCTGACCAAGATTTATGAATGCCTTCTTGACGACGACGTTTTTCATAGTCTTGATAGGCTTTTTCATTCCTGTCTGTAGTCAACTGATCCTGAATTTCAGGAGGAATGGTTTCTTTTTCTTTTGGAGCTGGAGCAGGCGCTGGTTTTACTGCTTTCTTTTTCACATTTTCCATTTTAACAACTCTCCTTTTTAAGGTTTCCACGCATTGGAGCGAATGTATCGTCCCAACTAGATCCGATTTCACCAGCATCAAGTCCGTGACGAGGCTTTTCGTCTTTAGTTAGCTCTTGAGGTGAAAAATCACGCTGTTGACGTTTAGTTTCGACAGAGCCTTTATGCATAAAAGGACTTTTTCTTCCTGTTTTGGAGATATCCATCGTTTTATCCTATGTTACCTGCACCAAGCATTGGATTAAAGAAACGTTTTTCCGAGCCCTCAAGCGTTTCAGCCCATTGTCCGTCCCATTTACCACGCTTCATATTGGCTCTTTCGAGCAATTCACCGCCAGCTTTAATTGCCTGTTTAGACAATTCGCCAGCGGAATGGAAGTCTGCGTATTTTAAAACGAAGCCGTACATAGAACTAATCGCTAAATTCTTAACGACGAGCACGCCACCTTGCCAATTTACAGCCCACATGTGTCCTGGATAAACTCTTGCTAATACGTCACCGACTTGCTTTGCTTTTTCGTAAGCTAAAACTTCATTCTCCATTCCTGATGGAGTGTTTTCGGCAGTGATAAAATGAGTCATGGTTTAGTCCAATATCGCACTATTAACTGCTTCGGATGGATCTGGATTTAATGCTTCAATTTTATTTGGAGCTTCTGCTGGAGCCTGCGCTAATGGCTGAGGCTGTAACTGAATGTCTAGTGTATTTTTTATTGCTGCGATTAGCTGAAAAGTCTCTTTATAAGGCTTTTCCCCTAAATAACCAATAATGGCATTTACTAAATCTAAATTAAAAGAAACTTGTTTATCTGACATTTTATTGCCTTTCTTTCTTTAAGTGGTTTAAATTTTATAATGATTATACTCTTTTAAGCTGTTTTCGGTGAATTTGGATCTGCTGGCCATGAGATTGCACTAACGGCTGCAATTACTTCCTCGACGGTTGTTGCTGCGTTAATTGATGCTGTTACGCTTTTTGCTTCTTCGCGTACACTTTGACGCCAAGCTGCCCAGTCAGAAGGGATCTCTGTTTTCGTTTCGTATGCTTTAGAAGCCATATAATCGCTAGGGAGTAAGATTGCATATGAGGCTCTATCAACGTTCGCTATCGATTGCTTCTGAACTTCCGCTAAGTCTTTTGGAATTCCTGTGTAGGTTAATTCCGCACCAACCAACGTTTCGCCTGTCCAATAGTAAACAGGATTAAATGGAGAGTTAGTCGCAATAACTTCCTGCAATCCAAGTTCCGTTTTTTCCTCTGGCGAACTTAAATTTAACCAGTTAGCAGGATATTGAACTTCGTTAATGGTGAAGGCTTGGCCTTGGTTAATGTATTGACCATCTGTTGTTGAGTAAAACATAATTTTTCCTTATCGTGCGTTAGCTTGTGCAAAAGGGTTTTCGGCGAAAGCCATGTAGATGTATGTTTGTCCATTAATATTATCTGTACCAGTTGCATTTCTTAATTTAAATCCATTAGACAATAAATCAAAAGGGTATGAAGTAGATGTATCTTCTGATGTTGAAGAATCTGCCCAAACAATTCCTTGTGCTTGATTGTATGGTGTGCGAGAAGAATCAAATATGTTCCAACTACATCCAGCCCCGCCTGTTGTAGCACATTTGCTTAATATATATTTAGGTCTAAATCCTAAATATACAAACGGACCATCCGCACTACCATTGCCTGTGTAACTTCCGAATTTAGAGAAGCCAGCAATTTCAGCAAAGCAGTAGGCAACATAGGTAATTGTTGATTGATTGCTAACTACGTTTGTCCCAAGCGAAAATACAGATGATGTTGGTGCTGTGCTATTCCATACTGTAGGGTTATTTCCTTGTGCTGCTGTTAAATCGAGTGCAAGGTTATATGCCCATGATGTCAAAGATGAGTGACCAACTGGCCAATCTTGTGCAGAACTTCTAGATTTTACAATAATCATCTTTGGTGCAACACCCAAACCATGACCAACAGTAGCATTAGCACCTGTACCTGTATAAGTCACCACACTAAACCCTGCCGTAGCATTTACAGATGTAGTAGAAGTAATAGAGCCGTTAGTGTTAGATGATGTTGAGCCTTGACCTGCTTGCCATTGCCAGCCAACATAAGTTGCCGCATTGGTATTTAATTTAGCCTCTGCACCAATAGTCCAGCCATTAGCATTAAAAGCTGTAAGACCTGTAGCCTGTGTTGTTTCAGCCGCAGTAGAATCAGAAATAAGTTCTAATGTCGTGCCACGAACAGAATCAAATAAAGCATGGTCGGTTGCCGCAGAACGTGATTTCATCCAAACAAAATCAGGCTTGAAACTTCCTGCATTAGTTACAGACAATGTTGCACCTGTACCTGTATACAGCGTTGCATCCATATACTTATTACCCTGCAAAATAGTACTTGCAGGTAAGTTAGCTGTACATAGTGCTTTGAAGCCTGATGGTGGAGTGTAAGCGAATGAGCGAATACCAGAGTTAAAGTAAGCAGCAGAATTGCTTGACCCAGAATTGTGATAAAAATATGGAACTAAAGTTACTGACGTTGAAGGCAATGAAATAGCACCTTGACTAGTATTATTTTTATAAAATGTAATAGTGCCACCAGCCATGTCTACAGCACAACCAATTACATCGCCTGTTGTATAAGTTGCACCATAAGCAGAAGCCGTACCATTTACGTTTTTATTGCCGCCAGCTTGATATGAAACTTGGCTTTCAGCAGTAGTATCTGGTCTTAAAGCAATGCTTACAGATGCGTCAGCAACACCAAACTCTACTGCGGCAGGTAAAGCACCACCATTATTTGTAAATTCAAAATAATATTTATTGCCAGCAGTCATGCCAATTGTTGCACGAACTTGGTTGTTGTAACTCGTATTACCTGTAATAGATGCGTTTAAGTTAGCATTAGATAGGGTAACCGTACTAATACCGCCTAATGGATTAAGGGTTGCATAATTGCTATTTGGCTGTGTACCACTTGCGCCACCATTACCACTAGGTACATCTGTCATCCAACAATCACTTACACCAGCACTACGAGTAAAGTTAGTCAATGTCCAGTTGTTACCATTACCGCTTGAGTCTGCACCTAGTGTTGTTGTGCTTGTGCCGTTGGAGAATGGCAAGTAGAAGCCATTAGTGCCGTATGTACCTGTGTATTTAGCAGCTACCCATTGACCTGATGTAGGGTCTGTAGTGCCGAATGATGATGGAGTGAGAGCTTGACCGTCAATGTTGTAAAACTCTGACATATACCCATCAAAATACTCTGCAGATGTGTACAAATACCTACCAATTGCTTGAGCCGTTGCATTTCCATTCCACGTTGTAGTTGCATTTAACGCTGGATAAGTAGCTGTGCTAAAAGAAGTTATTTGTACCCCATTAATGTAAATTTTAATGCGATTTGATGCTGTTGCTTGAGTTGAATCATATACAAAAACCAAATGATACCAAGCCGCAGGGTCTCGAAAAACTTGAGTTGGATGTAAGCTAAATGTAGCTGTATTCGGATAATAAAACCACAACGTATCATCGGTTTGAAATTCAGAAAAAAAGTTATTTGTAGAACCACCGCCAGCAGAAAATATTTGTTGACTTACTCCTAATGTCCCACGTTTAAACCAACAAGAAACAGTCCAAGTTGTTTGACTTGTAGATGTCCCAGTTGTTCTACTCAAATATTGACTACTTGCACTTTGAAAGCGCAAAGAGTTAGCAATCTGATAGTTTATTCTTTTACCGCCAGCCGATAATAATGGGAACATTACGCATCTCCTAGCGCACGACCTTGCTCGTACAGGTTAGTTCCGTCTGAGCGGAAAACAAAATAATCACGTGCTGCTGCGCCTGTTGAAAGCGTTGGAGCAACACCGCCAGCCCATTTAAACACGCTGTTCCATGTCAGCGTATTGCTGCCAGCGTTTTGAATAACTGCTAAGCTATAGAATGCACCATTCTGCAAGTTTGTCGGTGCGCCTACTGTTCTATTCGTACTAACAAACGTAAACGTCGCAACCTGTCCTGTGCTCGTATCCCATGCAATAGTTGCAGCATCGGTCAGCGTTAAGTTAGGCGACCATCCATAAGTGAATTTACCGCTGTTAGGGGCTGTATTCCCGATTGCAGGAGGAGAAGCAAGGTATGCGCTAAATCCAGCTCCACTAACTGTGCTAGATGCACTTAATGTCGTAAATGCGCCTGTGTTTGGCGTTGTTGAACCGATTGTTCCAGGAGCAGCCCAAGTAGCCCCTAGCAATTGACTCACGTTTAAATTAGGCACGACTGTTGTGCTGGAAATCGTAAACGGAGATGTGCCTGTCGCTAATGTAGAAGTTATTACGCCAGTCGCACTTAATGTCGTGAACGCTCCTGTGTTGGCTGCTGTATTCCCAATTGCAGGAGGGGAAGCAAGGTAATTAGTAAAGCCTGCACCTGAGATAGACAAAGCTGACAATGAAGTAAATGCACCGCTACTTGATGTTCCGCTACCGATTGGTCCAGGAGAAGCGAATGTGGCACCGCCTAAATAGTTAGCGTTTAAATTATTTACTAATGTGGTAGATGAAATTGTGAATGGCGCTGTACCAGCCGATACCGTGCTTGTAATTACACCACTTGCTGATAATGTTGTGAATGCACCGCTGTTCGCTGTTGTGCTACCAATAGTTCCAGGAGCAGCCCAAGTAGCACCCAATAGTTGTGATACGTTCAAATTTGGAACAACTGTCGTGCTAGTAATACTTAAAGGGGCTGTCCCTGTCGCGAGGGTGCTAGTTATAACCCCTGTCGCTGAAAGCGTAGTAAATGCGCCTGTGCTGGGAGTTATGCTCCCGATAGGCGTGTTATTTAAACTGTCTAATGTTAAAGAAACACCAGAAATATTACCGCCAGTTATGTTAATGTTGGGGATATTAAAGACCCCCGCAGCAGAAATCGATGCAGCGTCTAACGCACCGCCATTGACTACGAAGTGAATAGCATTGTTAGTAGTCGTTCCTAATACTAAATCACCGCTAGTAGAGCTGACATAAACAGCATTCGGCAATCCAAAACTACCAATGCCAGAAAAACCGCTACTATTCATTCCGAAGTCGCCATAATAGGCAGACGCGGAACTTAAATCATTACTTACAACATAATCAGCAGAAGCAGCAGGACCAGAACTACTATTCTGTAGAATAATCTGCACATAATTATTCTGTTGTGCTTGCGCTGAGAATAGAATGCCGATGTCTGAATAGGTTAGCTGACCGATATTGAAGGAGGGGAGGGTTATGTGCGTGTCAATATAACCCATCAACTGCGCGAGGGTTAAGTTTTTCGTCGATCCTTGCTGGTCTAGAACAAATAATTCCTGTCCAGTCAAAGAAAGCGTTGGGGCATTCGGCAGTGCTGATATGGTTGAGTCAGCCATCTAAACGTTTCCTAAAATAATCCTTCCATAATTGTCTTGAAGCATATGGTCGTTGCTTGCCATGTCTGGATAATGCGTATCTAACATTAAATAATTCAGATAGCCATCCCCATAGATGCCTGTAAAGCCTTGGTCTGTGCTATCGAACTTGCGTCCGTTAGAGAATTGATATGAGCCATGGTCTGGCGCAGCCCATTCACTTCCCCATGCACGAATGGCCATGTCTAGCCAACTAAAGTCCCTCGTCGTGACGGGATTGCCTAGATTGGCTAGTTCTGAGATTGACGCTTGTGTAGCTACGCCACCCATTTATTTTTACTCAGCAGCAGCTAAAGAAGCAGCAGCTTCAGGGCTAACTGGGGCGTCTGTAGGAACTGCTGTCGCTTCAGTAGCTGGAGCAGCGTCTACTGGAGCTGTGTCTACTGGAGCTGTGTCTACTGGAGCTGTGTCTACTGGAGCTGTGTCTACTGGACCATCAGTGAATTCAGCCGCAGTTGCAGTATCATCAACAATTAAGTTTTCAGTTTCGTCAACAGGAGCTTCTGGCAATACAGCCACGTCAGGAACTGGACCAGAAATAGGCACGCTAATGGCTGGTGCTTGTGATACTTGAGATGGCGCTTCTAACACTGGCGCTGGACTTTCAGCACCAACAGCGTTTGCTTGCCCTTCTGCTAAGCCTAGATTGTAAATTTCTTGCAATGCTTTATCCAACGACTCATTCAAATAGAATTTATAGACTGAATTGAGTTGTTCTGAACTTAATTGTGCCATGATTATTTTCCTTTAGATTTCTTTGTTGAGGATTTAGATTTGCGTTTTGCGACTGCTGCATTGGCGATTTTAATTGCCTTAGCGTCGTCACCACTTTCAGCGAGAACTTTATTAGCAACGGTCGCCCACTGCTTTGCTGCTGGTTTTGATTTTGCTTTATGAGTTTTTTGAGGGGCATCAGCCATCGTCCAAGGCATCTCTAACTCCTTATTTCCATGGGTCTGATTTAAAGATCCAGACCGCGAATAATCCAATTACAACCACCAAGAAGATAAATAGATCCATGACGCTTTTCCCCTGTATTGAGACTATCGTGTAAAGATAGCTTACGCTCAATGTTTTAAAAAGTAAAGTGATTATACTACATTCGGCTCCAAATAACTCGGCTCCATACTGGACGGGGCTTTTGGTTCCATGTCGTAGATCCGCGAAGCAGCATCAACCAAGTCCTTACGATTACCAAACGGGAAAAAGTGCATCTGCATTTTAAGCGTCGCAGCTAAGTCATAGATATTTCCCTGCTCGTCTTTCCGTTTAATTGGACGCGCAATCCGATAGTCATACCCCGAACTCTTCATCATGCGTTGGTTACTCGTCAATCTATTTTCGTCGGTCGGGTAAGGTAGAAAGATCTTCCCCTCTCGGACGTCAGGAACTAAACGCTGTACCCGATCCTCTTTACTGCCACCGCCCTCACGTGGCCAAGTCAACTCTTCAATCTCAAAATGGATTTTAGTTAAGCGTTGCTGTTCCATGAAGTAATCCATGTCTGCCTGTGCACCGAATGACTCATATCCAACACGCACATGCCGAGCGCCAGTCGCACCGCGCCAATTTAGATACAGCCGAGCTAAATTCTGCCAGCGTTCCATTAAGTCCATCTTCTCGTCGAACCCGTCCAGCAGATACTTGTTACCTGCATAGTCCAACCCCCAAACAATCATCGCAGTGTTGGCTGAGTCTTTCTTCTTGCTCCGTGCTGGATCCACTAAGATATAAACGTTGAGCGTCGAGGGGCGAACTTCGTACTGATTTATCTCATCAACGTTGAACATACGCTGTTGCCCAGCCAGAGGGTTAGCGAGCATCTGGCAAGATATCGTCGCTTCGCCCTGCGCGATTACTTTTTTCTTCCAAGCCTCACGCGTGAATAGTACAGGGTTGCCCTCTATTGTACCATCGTCGGTCGCTGGGTATATACGGGGGATCGCTGCCCCACGAGTCATAATCTCCTGATAGGTATCCGCGAATGAGTAGCGCGTACCTGCCATGATCTTTTTACCGCCCATCTGTCCTAAGTTATCGGACAACTCCCATGCTTCGGTCGTCTTTTTAATCTGGTCTGGTGTACTAACGGACTCTTTAGTGACAACGTCATCATACAACAATATCTCATAGTGCTTACCAGTGGGCATGCCTTCAACTAATCCATTGGCTTCGATCGTTGCTTCCTTTGGATTTCCTTTTCTCCGCACGATAATGCCCGAGTCCAGCGACCAAGTCGGTGCTTCCTTCTCTGGATCCTGCCATAAAACGTCAGGGAAGCATAGCTTCAACTTAACATTGTCTTGAAACTCCCGCTTAATTTGATTTAAGAAGTCCTTGGCGATCGCTTTTGTATGGCTGAAGATGCCGATGGTTATCTCTGGATTATTTAAAATCTCTTGGATGCATCCCCCAAAGGTTATGATCGTTGACTTGTAGTGTTCCCGTCCCCAGATATCAAGGTATCCATATGGAGCTTTCTCCACCTCACGGCATCGCTCGTAAATCCACGGGTGTAGCATGTCCACCCGACCGCACATTTTAACCATTAGATAAAAACGATCGATCTGCGTTAGTGCGCGGACTGCTGCGATGTCTCTTCCACCGTCATCGTACTGCTCCCACACATCAAGGATCTGCGAGAATGGAACGTCCAACGGATTTGGAAGCCCCTCGTGATTAGTCTGGATGTCCTGCTGTACGTTAGGGTCGATCATTTTTCTTCTTTCGGCGAAGTTAGAACTTCTTTGGGTTGCTCAATGACGCGGATCTTGGACTTCAATGACTCTGCTGTAATAATCAATGAGTCGAGCTGCATTCGTAACGGATTG